ATAACAGGCCTGCTGGTAATCGCAGGCCTTTTTATTTGGGGGAGAGTAAATCGTGGCTGAGTTTATGCTCGTCGCACTCAAATGCGTTGGCGTTTGATGGATTCTTCTGACGTTATTTATTGTTCTGCATAGCTACATTCGTCTTGTGAATGACGGTAAAGACCCATGGTATACGTTGTTTGGCGCTGCATTTGTCTGGGTGATTATCGGTGTTGCGCCTGTCGCTGTAGCAAAAATGGCGTGGCGTTTTGTGAGTTGAACTGAGGGTAAGTATCGATGGACGAATCAAGAAAGCAGTTTGAGGAATACGTTGCCAAAAAATTGAGATTACCATTCGAGATGATAACCGAGGCAAGAAATGGTGATAGGTACTTCGCATTTTCAAGCATGGATATTCGTCACTCCTTAAATGAGTGGTGGACTTTATGGCAGGCATCGCGAGCAGCTATTGAACTGGATATCGACTGGCCAGAATCGAATGACGACTTTTGGAAAGATGGTGAAGAAGGTGCTTATGCGATGGGTTATGAGGATGGGCGTGACAAAACGGTAATTGCAGTAATGAAAGCTATCAGAGCCGCTGGAATTAAAGAGAAGAATTTCGATGAAGCAAACAATATTCCTCCGAACTAAGCAACAACAGCAAGCCGCAATCAACGCCATCCTCGCAACACCACTCGATAAAGACAAGCCAGTCACCATCCGCATTACTGACTACAAGCGCAACCTTGACCAGAACGCAAAATTTCACGCGATGCTGGCGGATATCGCACGTCAGGTTCAATGGTGCGATAAGTGGTTAAAACCAGAACAATGGAAGGTTTTGTTGATTAGCGGTCATGCAGTGGCAACAAAGCAGGAAGCTGATGTTTTGCCCGGCCTTGAAGGCGAATACGTCAACATTCGCGAAAGTAGCGCGCAGATGAGTGTGAAGCGTATGGCAAGTCTGATTGAGTACACGACAGCATGGGCTATTGGTCAGGGCGTCAGATTTACCGACAGGAGGTACGAATGAGACGACAGCGACGAAGTATCACCGACATAATCTGTGAAAACTGCAAATACCTTCCAACGAAACGCTCCAGAAATAAACGCAAGCCAATCCCAAAAGAATCTGACGTAAAAACCTTCAACTACACGGCTCACCTGTGGGATATCCGGTGGCTAAGACATCGTGCGAGGAAATGACAATGCTTTTAATTCAACCTGGATTTGGACTTAGCATCAAAAAAGGCCACATGTTTGGCGAGAAAGAGTCACAACGAAAAATGGTGTCTATCCGGTTGCCATTTATCAGTATTTATTGGCTAAACAGGGAGGCAACAAATTATTGGTATACATGCGCCAGAGCAGCATTTAACGACCCTGACTGGTTTGTGAAAAACCACCACGCAGTTCGTCAGGCAAAGAGAAAGGCCAATATGACATACATGAAGGCGTATCAAAAAGCATGGAAAGAACACCGCGATCGATACCAACAAGACATGGAAAAGCTTGAATCAGAAAACATGGAATTAAGACGAAAGCTCGGTGAAGCAAAACGAGACATTGATGCTTACAAGCGACTTTTTAATGGTGAAAGCCATGCTTAGCCCATCCCAATCCCTTCAATACCAGAAAGAAAGCGTCGAGCGAGCTTTAACGTGCGCTAACTGCGGTCAGAAGCTGCATGTGCTGGAAGTTCACGTGTGTGAGTACTGCTGCGCAGAACTGATGAGCGATCCGAATAGCTCAATGTACGAGGAAGAAGACGATGAATGAGTTAATAAATGGCAATGCCATCAAAATGACAAGCATTGAAATAGCTGAGTTGGTGGGTAAGCGTCATGACAATGTGAAACGTACCATCGAAACGCTGGCTAAAAATGGTGTTATCCGGCTTCCTCAAATTGAGGTTTCCGAAAGAATCAATAACTTAGGGTTCAATGTTCAGTACGAGCATTACGTCTTCGAGGGCGAACAAGGTAAGCGAGACAGTATTGTCGTTGTTGCCCAGTTGTCGCCAGAGTTCACCGCTCGTCTTGTTGACCGTTGGCGAGAGCTTGAAGAAACTGCGGTTAATATCCCCAAAACGTTACCGGAAGCGTTGCGCCTTGCTGCTGATCTTGCTGAGCAGAAAATGCAACTGGAAAACCAGCTCGCAATTGCCGCACCTAAAGTTGAGTTTGCCGATCGCGTTGGCGAGGCCAGCGGAATTTTGATTGGAAACTTTGCAAAGGTTGTTGGTATTGGTCCAAACAAACTGTTTGCGTGGATGCGCGATCACAAAATCCTTATTGCTTCAGGTTCCCGGCGCAATGTGCCAATGCAGGAATATATGGATCGCGGCTATTTCACAGTGAAAGAAACAGCGGTCAACACAAATCACGGAATACAGATATCGTTCACCACAAAAATCACCGGGCGTGGTCAACAGTGGCTGACCAGAAAGCTGCTCGATAACGGAATGCTGAAAGTAACAGGGGAGGCTGCTTAATGGCTAACCTACGCAAAGAATCTCGCGGCAGAGAATGCCAGGTACGTATTTACGGCATATGCAATGGCAATCCTGAAACTACAGTTCTGGCACATTACCGGATGGCTGGAATTTGCGGAACGGGAATGAAGCCTGACGACCTGATCGGCGCATGGGCTTGTAGCGCGTGTCACGATGAAATCGACCGACGCACCCATAACCTCGACAACAAAGACGCCAGACTTTACCACCTCGAAGGCGTGATCAGGACGCAGGCGATACTGCTGAAGGAGGGGAAGATTAAGTCATGAACGAATATCAGTTTGTGCTTCCATACCCGCCGTCGGTGAATACCTACTGGCGAAGACGGGGAAGCCAATACTACATCAGCGATAAAGGCCAGAAATACCGAAAAGACGTTCAGCAAATCATCCACCAACTCAAGTTAGATATTTTCACCAAATCACGACTCCGCATCAAAGTAATCGCAGACGTTCCAGACTCCCGCCGCCGCGACCTAGATAACATCCTGAAGGGTTTACTCGACTCCCTTATCCATGCCGGATTTGCGGAAGACGACGAGCAATTCGATGACATTCGCGTAATTCGTGGTGTGAAAGTACCAGGCGGACGGCTTGGAATAAAAATCACCGAACTGGAGAACGCATGAACGCCACAATTCAAACGATACCAGAGCTTCTTATCCAGACACGAGGCAATCAGACCGAAGTGGCGAGGATGCTTTCCTGCGCAAGAGGAACAGTGCTCAAGTACAACCGAGACAGCAAAGGCGAGCGTCATGTAATAGTTAACGGCGTCCTGATGGTCAAACAGGGCAAGAGGGGAAGACGATGAGACTCGAAAGCGTAGCTAAATTTCATTCGCCAAAAAGCCCGATGATGAGCGACTCACTACTGGCCACAGTTTATTGGTTTTCGTAACTGAGTCATTTTATTATTTTATTGCAACTTTTAATCTTTTATAGTGCGAAATAAATGGAGCTGGCATTCATTTCGCACTTTATGTTTTTGTTGGACTTATGTTATTTTGATTGAATTCAATTCAGTTAAAAAAAGAAGGTGATTGCTCCATTTATAAATGAATAGTCATCCCCTGTCTTGAATTCTGATGTTACTTTATTAAATGCTAGTGTGAAGGCTACAGGTGCATACCCAATTGTTGCGCCAACTTGATATTCATCAACAGTTTTGTTTAGCGATACTGTTGTTTGTTTCGTCTGTATTGTTTTTCCTTCGAGAGTATAGTTGCGATTGACATCTCGTCTTTCCATACCTGCAAAAATCTTGTATTTGAATCCGCTTGTATCGGACATATGCATTAAACCACGGGGAGCCAGCAGACCAAAGCCATTATCCGAATTGAAGGTTTTATCATTACCAATGGCAATGGTTGCGCCATATGCTACATATTGAAATAAGTTTCCAGTAACAGCAGAAACTTCAGGGTATAATCCAACATTAGCACCTAAAATATCCATACTTGGTGTCATGGATAGCATCCCTTTTACAGTATAACCGTAGCGATTCTCTATTTGATCATCCCATGCATGATATTTTTCTGCCCCAATAATCTCATGAGCTTTATTTTGTACTTTCTGACCGCCTGCGTCGGGGCCAACAACACCTATGTCAGTACCTAATCGATAGCGAATCCAGTCATTCGCAAGGGAGTTCCATTCAATACCAGTGTGAGTGTATGCACTAAAAGCTCTGTCTCCAGTTACAGCTGTGTTGTGTCTTTTATTACTGCCTGATGGAGAGTAAATATCTTGCGCAATATGGAGAGATAATTGGCTCGAGTCTGAGATATCGTGGCTATATCCCAGAAATAAGCCTTGTGAGTAATCATCTCTGTTTTCATGTTTATTGCCATAAATATCATTAAGTATTGGTTGAAACTTCCCTGCATCATCATTTGCTAATGATAATGCAAGGCTGTTCGCGATAGCTGAACACGTGGTAAATGACAGAGCAATAAAGACGCCAGCGATGACACTTTTTTTCATATGTTATTGTCTTCCTTTTTTTTGAATGGTGCGCGTATTTTACATACATGAGTTTGTAATACAAGGTGCGTAATCAATATGATGTTTTATAATTGCGTGAGACAATTGATTTATTCGTTTTTTATTGCGGTTTTTATTATCTTTTAATGTAACGGTGTTTTTATTAAGTGTGTTTGCGTGGTGTTTTATGTTTTTTATAATTTTTATTTTATTAAATTTAAAAGCATTAGTAATGGCTATTCTATATAGCAATATAAGAACTGTTACAAAAAAAGGGGGGGCAATTACAGGTAGTTATGGATGATGAGTGAAACAGATATTGGAGAACCGGGGAATGAATGATGTCTGAGTCTTATATATCAGAACTCCTTCGCTGTCGCTGGGGGCTCCTGTGCTTATGTCGTTTCCCCGATTCGGTTTTGAACGATTACCGAATGTTGAAGAATTATGCCAAAATATAGAAAGGATTTACTGCATGAATACCCAATATTTACAGTATGTTCGTGAGCAACTTATGGCAGCTACTGCTGACTTGAACGGAGCAACGAAAGGCCAGCTCGAAGCCTGGCAGGAGCATGCACAATTTGATACTGGTACATACAAACGAAAGAAGCCGCGCATTCTGGATGTGGTAACTGGCAAGATGATTACGCTGGATAATACGCCGACTTCCGGTAAGCAGTCGTACGCAAAAGGTTCATCCATTGCTTTGGTCAGCCCGGTTGAATTCTCAACCTCTTCATGGCGCCGCGCGGTTTTGTCTCTCGATGAACATCAGAAAGCATGGTTGCTTTGGTGTTACAGCGAAAGCGTTCGATGGGGGCATCAGGTCACCATAACGCAATGGGCATGGAGCGAGTTTAAAGATTTGTTAAGTAACAGAAAAATTGCAGGTAAGACACTGGATCGCCTGAAGACGTTAATCTGGCTGGCTGCACAGGATGTGAAGAGCGAACTTGCAGGGCGTGAGGCCTATGAATACCAGACACTGGCATCATTGGTGGGAGTGACAACAAAAAACTGGTCCGAGACATTTACTGAACGCTGGGTTGCAATGAAGCACATTTTTCTACAGCTTGATAGTGATGCTTTATTGCTTGTGACGAGAACACGTTCAAAACAAAAGGCAGCATTTTTACAGCAAAATATTGCAAAACTGGATTAAAAGCCATATACTTCATGCAAATTTGGTATGTTGTAAAAAATGTATAAACCCGCTGCCGAGTGGGTTTTTTTTATGCCCTGAGTTGTACTTGTACGGTAAACATGCTGGCTGCTATGTAATAGAGTTTTTTTAGCCTGTAACCTCTTGACGGCATTGAATTGCTTTTGTT